ACATCTCAGACGTGATGTTTATAAATAAAATAAAATCTCTCCAAACAAGTGAGAGAGATTTTATTTTTGAGTATATACAAAGGAGAATATATGAGTAATGAAGAAAAGATAGAGTTCAATGTTATGTTAGACATAGCACAGGAAGAACAAGATAAAAGAATGAAAGAATATGTTAATAAATTACAAGTTCTTAGTCCAATAATAGATAACATATTTGAATACTTTATAGAAGTAATAGATAAGCCTTCTTTTAAACAGGAATTTTATACTATAGTTTCTAAATGGTATCTACAGGATCCAATTCAAGCAAAGATATGGATTGAAGAGAATAACAAAGAAATAGAATCAAGACACGAATCACAATTAAGATATGACATTTGAACAATGGACTGTTAAGATGTTAAAAAAATATCTTAAAAATACTGATAAAACAGAAATTAAATATTATAAAAACTCAGATAAAAAGTTATGGGAAATAAATTTAGTTAAACATGAATTAGGAAGGAGAAAGAGAGATGACATCAAAAGATGAATATGAAATAGAAATGGAAAGAAATCCAATAGATTTTAAAATGGATATCGAACAGGTATTTGAACCTGAAGATTGCACTATGGTCATGGAAGACTATGGCAAGTGTCAGGATTATCCTTGTGATGATTGTATTAAAAGATTCCTGAATAACAGATGTAAAAACTGTTGGGCAGAAGAGAAACATAAAGACAACACATGGGATATGTGTAAATCATGTGCTGATGAAGTACATAAAGAACTAGGGGGATTTGTATACCCTTGGGACAAACAGGAAGGTAATAAAGAATAAAAAACTATTTCCAAACAAGTGAGAAATAGTTTTTTATTTCGGTATTATATTTATTAACTTATAATTAAGGGAGAAATATTACTTATGGAAACAAAAGTAAAACCTGAATTAAATCCTTATGCTGATATAAGGAAAGTATCTCTAGTAGGTACAGACGGCACTAGCTCTTCAGCTTTTGGTATTCAAACCGATACAGGTAAGAAAGGCAAAAGTAAATGGAAAGAAGTTGGGGTTGTTAAAGATGACTATTTATTAGTCAGCAATCAGCAAGTGTTAGATATGGCACAAGATATCATATCAAGATCATCTCTTCAATGGGAATTATCTAAAGAGTTCTTTAATGGTAAGCACTTAGGATTGTATTACACAGCTAAAGATCAAAAATATACCATTGATTCAGAAGATGGAATAAAAAATGGAGATGACATTGCTATAGGACTTCATTTCTTAAATAGTTATGACGGAACTAAAGCACTTACAGCAGGGTTGCATCTTATGAGATTAATATGTACTAACGGAATGACTACTAACCATTCATTAAGTGATGTAAGAATCTTACATGATAAATCAAATGCTAAATGGGAAGATGATGTAGAAAAGATTTTAGGATTGGTTGATACTTCTGAAGATAAAATATCTTCTATGATGAAAGCATATTCAGAAATGGACAGATCAATCCTAGATGAAGGTATGCTTAGACATATAGCAAACAATGTTATTCCCGGAATTTCTGATGGAACCTTTGGTAAAATTTATAGAAAATTTTCTAAAGATAACAAAGGTAATTCATCTACAGTATGGGATTTTTACAATGCTTGCACAGATGTATTATGGAAAAATCCAAACCAAACTAAAGCAGACTTCACTAACAATGCTTATGTTACTGACAGAATGATTGAATTTACTAACAAAGAATTAATAGAGGTAGCTTGATGAAATTCGAAAAATCAAAACAAATTTACAAAACAAGTAACTATAGTGAAATTAAACCTCACTATTTAAACAGAAGCATTAAATCATCTCATGTAAAAACTCTTAAAGAACAAATCAAATACAAAGATTTAGGTGCTGCTGTACCTATAGTTCTTAATCAAAACTTTCAAATTATTGATGGACATCATAGATTTGTTGCAAGAAAAGATTTAGGTTTACCAATTTATTTTGTAAACCATCATGGATTAGATGAGAAAGATATTATAATGTTAAATATAAACAGAAGTGAATGGACAACATTAGAAGCAGGAGTATTTTATAACGACCTTTATATGAAAGAAGGAGATGGACAATACTCAGCTTATAATGAATGGTATTCTTTTTATAATAATTATAATAAAAACTTTTCTTTATCTTTAAATCAAGGATTATCATTACTTGCTGACAACAGACATGAATCTCCTATAGATAGTTTTAAAGAAGGGACTTTTTATATAGCAGATTATGATATAGCTTGTCAAATTGCAGAGTTTATGAATAAATGTTTCAGACATACACAAAGTAAATCAGGAGATTCTTTAGGCAGAGCCTTATGGTTTATGTGGAGATTGGAAGGTTTTAATTCTGAAGGTTTTATTAAACTACTAGAAAAGAAAACTGAAAAATTTAAAAACTTAGCAATATTAAATTCAGTAGCTTGGTGGATTAAGTTTTTTCAAGATCAAATTTTAGATTATAAAACAATGACAGAATGGTCAAAACATAATCGAACTAGTTCTATGTGGTTATCATTCTTTTATGATAAATATTTGAAAGGTTTAAATAAAAATAAAACTACAAGCCCTTCAAGTAAAAAGATTAGAATTAATCTAAGTGAAGGGTTTTAAATTAGTCCCTTAATTGACAGAGAGAGTTATTGCGTAGGCTTGATGGGCAATATTAAATGGTATCATGCGAGATATACAGCTCTCTCTATTTGTTTAAAGAATGAACGCCGCAGCTAAGTGTGCACCTGTTAGATCATTCTTTATTGAGAGAGTTATTGTTGTATGATGAAAGGTGGTTTAGATACCCCCCACGATAAGTGGTAGCTGACAATATTAAATGTTCATTGGGAACAGCTCTCTTTATTTATTTAAAGAAAGTGGAAAGTGTAGAAATACAGCTCTTTCTTTATTATGAGAGAGTAGTTGAAAATGAGTACAGATAGTAGACTACTCTCTATTTTATTTAATACTCTTGGTGAAGTTCCTGTTAGTTCCTTGAGAACTTTATAAACAGCTTAATGCCTACTAGAAACTACAGGAAGGTAGGAGCCATGAGTATATTATTAGAGGAGAATTAACCAAAGATCAGATATTAACAATCATGGATAATTATTCAGAGTTAATGAAAAAATATCCACAAGTAAGAGAGGCTTAAATGAGTCAGCTAACTAGTAAAGAAATATATTTATATTCAGATGAAATAGATGAAGATTTATTTCATGCAATAGAAAAACAACTAGGTTGTAATGAGGCTAGTCTTAGTTTACTTGATAGAACAGAAGAAGAAAGAGCTAAAGACTTTGGTTGTGTTGCTTACACAAGTCAAGGTTGTGATACTCCAAAAGATAATATTTATATAATTAAATTACAAGTGATAGACCATGAGCATACAGTTGATGATAGTTCATGTGAATGTTGTTTTCAAACATCTTAAAAAATGGTATAATACTAAAGGAGAAAGGTAATGACCACTAAAAGAATTAATCGTTATGATATTCGCACCCCTATTTGGAATGGAAATGCTAAGAAAAGAATGATTGGACTAGCACCAAGTCGCATGAAAGGGTATGACGAATTACATGTTCAGATATTACAGACAAACAAACATAACGAAAGAATCTATCCCGATACCTATGTCTTCACACAAAAATTCTTCAATGAATACGAAGGAGAAGTAGTGAATAGATATGGAGTTGCATTAAAGTATTTCTTTGTTGATGACTTACGATCTAAAAGTCAGAATAATTGGGAAACATTTGTAAATGAGGCTAGAAAATATGGTGACATTAAAATTTTCCAAGAAAAAACTAACCCTAAAAATAAAGGAGAAGTAAGTGGTAAACCAAATACCGGCTATACTAAATACAAACCCACCCGAACCAAAATCTAATGAAGCAGAACTAACTGTTAAATTAGATATACTATCTGTTGTACCTTCTAATAAGTTTGGCAATGAACAATACGAAATAGAGGCAAAGGCTGAAGAAATAGACAGATATTATTCCAAGAAGTATTGGATTCCTGTAGGAATGGGAAAACCTGAGATGAATAAATCTTATTCAACAGAAATGAGAAGAAGAAGACTAGGTCAAACTAGAGAAGGAGTTATTAAAGAAGGCAAAAATGCTGACGGATCTTTAATAAGACACAATTGGGATTGGGAAATTATGAGTTTCTCAGAATTAGAACCCAACACACAACCAACCCCTAACATAGAGGAGAATCAAGTGACAACACCAACACCAATGGCAACTAATACTATTACAAGTACAGCAACTAAAGATGAACAGATAGCTAGAGCAGTAGCATTAAAAGCTGCAGTTCAAATAGAAGCTGCAAAATTAAATAATAAATTAGCAGATGGATCTACTAGTTTAGCAGATATATTTGAAAATTCTGATAACTTTTTCAATTACCTAACTCAATAATAAAATAAATTAACTCTAAACAAGTGAGAGTTAATTTATTTTAGGGATATTTTAGAAGGAGTAAGTGTTTCTGTTGGCTAACAGGCACCTAAGTTTAGTTGAATGTACTTAGGTTAACTCAATACTTACTCCTTCGCCAATTTTTATATGAAAAAAATTTTTGACATACAAAAGTATTACAACGGATATAGATCTGTATTTGAAGGACAAAAAAGAATTGTCGTAAAGAAATGGATCGATCACTTTTATAAAATTTATTATAATAACAATCATAAAAAGAGAGGAAGAAATGACAGTACCAAATGATTGGGAAGAGATTAATAAAACACAAGATAGGATTAGAATTAATGTATCTACTTCTGTTAAAGGAATCAAGACATATGATTGTACTGTAGAAGTACATGGTAATATGGACAGAGCCTTAAGCATGAGTGATATGTTGATAGCTGAACTAGACAAGAGATACCCTGCAGGAGGTGGACTTAATGAGTGAACCTATGGATCAAGATAAATGGCATGATCTTTTTTTGGCAATAGATAATTCATTGATTGATATTTCAACATCATTAAATGAAATTAATAAAACATTGAAAGTAGATATAGAACGAATTGCAGATGCTGTAGAAACAATAGCTGATAATACAAAATTCAAATCGAGAGGATAATATGAGTGATATAAAATTAGATGACATACCTGAATGGTCTGAGGAAGAACAAAGAAAAGCTGATGAAGCTAGAAAAAAGCAAAGAGAATTAGAGAAACTTTTAATGGAAGATTACATAAATAAATTCACTCCTAGAGAACAAGCAATTATAGATATTGTAATAGAGAGAATGACAAGAGATCTTTCTGATGTCGAAGAGTATATAGGAGATATAAGGTACCAACTAGATGAAATGTATGGTGCTGTATCTAATGCAGAAGACTCTGCAAGCTATGCAAATAGTAACTCTGATGACATTATGACACATGTAGATGAAGAACTTGAGGCAAGAGAATTAAAGAAAAGATTAAAAGATTTTGAAAATGAATTGCAGGATAAAAACTATGAGTGAAATAAATATATCCGAAAAATTAATTACTAATCTAAATAAAGATATAGCTTTTTTAGCTGAGGCAACATTTGAACAAAATGCTTCAATAAGAAGTGTAGCATCACATATTGCTGCACTTTGTATAACCTTAGGAGAAATTAAACATATTATGGTTCGTAAACAAATAAGAGAAGAGGAATGATATGAGTGAATTAGCTGACAAAGTTGTATTGCATAATCATTGCGATTGCACAGAACAGAATCGGGAGATGAGATCTGTGTTATTAGACACAATGAATATTGTAAGAGAAATACATAATATGGTAGCAAGTGCTGACATGAGAGCAAGATTAGCTTTTTCTTCAGCAGATAAAGCTGAAGAGAAAGTAGCTAAGTTAGTAGAGAAGAATAAGTTTAAGAAGAATAAAAGTAATAAAAGTAATTGGCAAGGAGGAATAAATGTCTAATAATTATTATGATACATTAGTAAGATCTATACAAATAAAAAAAGATATAGTAAATACTAAACAAAGTAAAATTAGAACTTATGAAAGCAGAATCCAACAAGATGAGGAATCTATAATACAAGAGAAAATAGAGATTGATATATTATTAGAGGAAATAAATTTCTTAGATCAAAGGAGAAAAGAGAATGAGTAAACCTATAGTACAGGCAACCGGAAGTAAAATATATCTTACTTGGGAAGATGATGGGATTAAGATGGTAGTAAGAAAAATTAGTGACAAAAGTACTACAGGTTTATCGGGTGAAGTATTAATAGAATATCTTCCTAATAAAATAATGGGAACTAATTTAGGTAATCACTTAATGATTAGGAAAATCAATCTTACCTCACAACAATCTCTTAATACTATAATCAAAGCACTCAAGGAAATGACAGATGATTTATTTGATATAGATTGGCCACGAATTATGGAACAATTAGTTGTTAATGTTTCCAAGTATAAGGGTGGTAACTTTGAATCTATTAAGATTGGAAACATACCTGTAATAAATGAAGAAAAACATTATGTGTTTCCATTCATTCGTAAAAATGCTATTAATATTATTTACGGAGCAGGTGGTAGTGGTAAATCATATCTGTCAGTATTCTTAGGACTCTTAGTTCAATCAGGCAAATCATATGCAGGATTGAATCCCGATCAGGGAAATGTATTATATCTTGATTGGGAAAGTGAAGAGCAGGATCTTAATGAAAGATTAAAAGGAATCAAAGAAGGTATGGCTATAGCACATCCTAGTATTAAAGAAACAGAATTTCTTTATTATAGGTGTAAAGATAAATTTGTTAATGAAGAAGATACAATAGCAGATATGATAGTTGAAAATAATATTAAACTAATTATAGTAGATAGTTTCGGTGGTGCTTTAGCAGGAGAGATCAATGATGCTGATGCTTCAATGCAACTAGCTAATTCATTAAGAAGTCTTGGAGTAACTGTGCTAGGAATAGATCATGTATCTAAAAGTAATTCAGATTCTCCTATAGGAACAGTATACAAAGTAAACTTAGCTAGGAATTTATGGAGTGTAAATAGCAGACTAGATGAAATAAAAAACGAAATGGAAGTAGTGTTGAAACATACTAAGACTAATAACAAGAAAGAAAATCCTAGGGTTTATAATATAAAATTCCATTTAGATGAAGAGGCATTTGGCATAACACAGAAAGTAGAGATTGTTAGTTTAAGTAATGACCAAAGTATGATATTAGAAAGTATTATTAATAACGAACAAGAGGAACAGTATAGCTAAACACTATTACGATTTTGAAATAGATGATTGTCCCATACATGAAGACAAGGACACGGATCAATTCTTTAAAATAGAATTGATATTACCCATAGGCATAGATAAACCCCATGCAGGATGGAAATCCTCAGAGCATTGGAGTAGACATTTTTTAACTGATATAGATAGTATACTTACTACAGATATAAAGAATATTTTAAAATATAGATTAGGAATAGGACATACAGGACACAAAGATGGCCGAACATGTTTTAAATATATAAAGGATGAAATAGAATAATGCCAAGAGGACAATATAAAGCTAAAAATAAATACTCTCTTAAACCTTGGAAAATTGCTAGACCGAATGAAAAATTAATTAATTGTCCAACCAATGATCCTATAATAAAATTATTAGGAGCAATATTAAGAGGTGGATTTGAGGAAGAAGGTGCAGATTACTTTAGTGGTATTTGCAAAACCCATTCAAGTCCTTATAATGAAAAGTACTGTGGTTCATATTGGACAGATATAGCCGGAGTAGATTATACATACATAAGGAACAAGGCAAAAGATGGAGGCATTAACGAAAAACAAAGTCGTAATAGTCCTGTATGATATTCCACCTGCACAAATAAGAGGGAATACTAGAGCACATTATCAGACACTTAATAGTCTAAGAAGGCAGAGAAAAGAGATGGCTATGTGGTTGACCAAAGATGCTATGTTTGAATCCGGCATTGATAACTTTGATGGTAAAGTTCATGTTGAATATATGTTCTATAACAATAGAGATGTTGATGTTGATAATCTTATATTCGGAATGAAAGCTACATTAGATGGCATAGTAAATGCAGGATTAATACCTGATGACTCACCAACATATGTAAAGATTACAGGAGATTTTGAGAAGTGCAAAAAAGGCGAACAAAAAACAATCATAACAATAAAAGAAATCAACCCAAAACAATAAGTAAAGAAGTATTTTTTACTGCTGTACTGCTCCTTATTATTGCAGGAGTTTGTGCACAGATATAATGAAGTAGAGTATTCGGCTGTCCTCCTGTACTCTACTTCATATACTTAATTTCAATTGTACTTCATTACCTTGTCCAAAAATAGTAGTCTTACTTACACAAGTTAATTGATATTGAAATATATTATAATGATCTATAGGAGATTTACCCCCTGTTGAAGTAAATCCTCCTTTATGCTGATATCCTTTAGGGAAAAAAATAGCTTTATTATAAAAATCTTTATGACTTATATACCCTGCTAAATAAATTTCATTAGTATTTTTAATATTTTCATTATAATTTACATTAACAAAAAAATAATAATCAGGTTTTTGAAATGAACTTGTTTTTGCAATAGACCATTCAGTAATATCTTTAACTTGTTTAAGTGTTTTAGATTTAATTTCTACTTTATAATCTGCAATAGTTAAATCATTATTATAAAAATTTTCTGTAGGTTTTATTAAATCTTTAAAGTATTCTCTGACTACAAACTCTGCAAGCAATCCATGTTGCTGACCTTTTCCCTTTCTAAAAGAGTCTTTTAAAACTCCTATTTGTTTCGACTTATTTAAAGCTTCATCAATTAATGCTTGATTAAACTTTAACTTAATCATTTTATATTGTCTTTAACAGCATAAGTTATTTGCCAAAGCTTTCTCATAATATTACTTCTTTCTTTTGGAGATAGCTTCTTATCTTTGCCACTCTCCTCGATCAAGACTATGAGTTCTATGATGATACTGATGATGCCACCATATTTCTTGACTAAACTATATGCCTGTATAAGATTCTTCATCTCTTACCTCCATAATATTCTACAGCATGACCTTCTTTAACAAGCTGTTTGTTTACACTTATCCAATTATCTTTAATTTTTTTAGACTCGATTAATATCTCTCCCAATACTCTACCATATTTACCTTTACCATGGCTAATTAATCTAGTAGGTCTATCTTTAATTAAGTCTTTGAACCTGGCCTTTGCCTGGAGACCTCTGTACTTTTCTTCCTTGTCTCTAGTTCTAGATTCAGGTGTGTTAATACCGTACAATCTTATCCTTGCTTTGTGCAATATTTTAAATCCTAGATCTATGGTGACATCACAAG